GTAGTAAGCGGAGAAGCCGGTGTCGGTGTAGGCCACATAGACAGATGCGGACTTGAGCGGCGGCGTCGGCGTGACGGGAATATCCCACCGGAAATCACCGTTCATCAAGTCGGTTTTGGGGTTCGCGGTCTCAAGGAACAGCACCCGGGGGCTGCCAAGTAATGCGCCCATAGAGCCGAATGCGTTGATCGTAGTGGATGGTGCTCACCTCCTTGCATAAAAATAGCGGAGGCCGGGGAGTAAGGGAGCGAAAACTTCACCGGCTCCATAAAAAATGATATAATAAATAAAAATGGGCTAAAGGAGAAGAATTTTTGAAAACTATTACCGAAAGCGCAATATCTTATTTTCGATGTACTACGCTCGAACATGGAATTTCTCTAATAAAAAAAGGTTCTATCAAATTTAACACTCCTAGAAGTTGGATAAAGTACGCAAAAGACAAAATGCAGGAAGGCCGAGGAGATCTGCTAGAGGGTGTTTTTGCAGCAGCTCAATATAATAACATCAGCGATATTAGATACTATGCCACTATGTATGACGATATTGAACCCTTTTTTTTCCCTCAAAATAAGCTTGTTTATTATAGGAGGGGCTATACCTTAGATTTGCCCTGCTTGTGCCTATATGCAGCTAAGATGTCTGATTTCATTTGGCAAGACGAAAAGGGGGATGCGCGAAAATTACATATAGACGGCTCTTATTTCAGGGATTTCCAAGATAATATAAGTATTAAAGATGAAAAAAAATTACCCAAAAAGAGGCGGGCAACCGTTGTATGGATTCAAAGAATGGATGAATTTAAAGATCGCATCGTTACTAAACTCCTTTCTATGGGCGTTACTGCTCATGAAATAATTATGGGTGGGATTAGTTACGATGACCTAAATGCTGACTTTTGGATGCCCCATTGTCGTACTCCCAGAGAATTGCTGGTCAAAGATGAAAAATTTATAAAGCAAAGTGAATTTAGAATTATTATCAATACGAATAACCCAACCATTTTGGAACAACTTAAAAAACCCATTGAGATTGGAAACTGTAAAGATATTGCTGCGTTGCACTGTGGATATCATTACAAAGGCGTCGATATGATAATAAAACGTTCTACCAATCCCGAGGGATCACTCCTTGCATAAAGCGGGGCGCCCGTCCCTCCATCTCGCCCTCTAGGGCGGCGATCTCGGCCTCCAATTCCTTGATAGCTGCCCGGATGGCGCTCAGATCGGTGTTGTACCGGGCCATGTTTCGGGATCCGATGCCGTAGCTCTGGACGCCGCCATCCAGCATTTCAGTCTCGCGCTGATAGTAGAGCTCTAGCCGGCGGCGCTTTACCTCCAGCCGACTGGCTATTTCTGTTCTGTTCCGCATTGTTACCGCCTCCATGCTTAAAAATCGTCGTACATGTCGTCCAGATCCCGGCGTCGCTTTTTATTTGCCGGAGGGGTATGCTGCTGCGCCTGTGAAGGCGCCGGCACTGGTACGGAGGTTCCCCGGAGTCGGCGCTCGACAGCATCGAGATCAGGATCCATCATTTTAAAACCGGCGTTTGCATAGTTGCGGCAGTCGAGGGCCTCGTTTCGGTTGTGTCCTGGGAGTTTTACCCACTGCCATTGGTGGCCGCGCCGCGTCCGTGTGATGGTTAGCTTCTCGGAGAGCAGCCCGCTAAAATAGTTATAGTCGTAACCGCGAACCATTTCCTCGATGTCACGAGGGAAATGGTAATACCGAGCCCCCTTCTCCTGCACCCTCACTGCGTTCATAATGTCCGCTTTGCCCGCATCCACGCCGAGAGTATACAGCCAGCACTTGCCGACGACTGCTCCATTGTCTACAATCTTGACCTGAGAGGCAGGGGCCACATATGGGATCCCGTCGCCGCCCTTGCCCTTGATTGCAAATACCTTTTTATGCACCCGGGCCCGGCAGGCTTTATACACGTCCTGCGTGTAATGGCCGCCAGAGTCCACAAAGGTGACAGATATAGTCAGGCCAACGCCCTGGGCAGCTCCTGCCGCCGGCTTGAAGCGGTAAACATGGTCGACCACGTCGTCCAGCCGTTCCCATACCTCCGGTGTGTCGGGCCTGCCGGCAATAAAGCCCTTTTTGATGCCCCACTTTTCGCCGTAATGACCATGACCCACAACCTCGTACTCCAAGCGATCGTCCTGGGTATCGACACCGCACGTCAGGACGAGCACGCCGTCGGGCAATTCTGCGGCGTATTCCTCCCGGCGGGCCATCAGAGTATCCTCGTCGGCCATTTCGCCGCGATCCTCCCATAGCTCGCCGAGCATGGTATTAAAAACCGGCTGGAGCTTGAGGGGGTTGTTGCCGGCCTCCAGAAACTTGCGAATGATACGCTCCCATGTGAGCCACGGGGAGTACAGGCCGGAGAGCCAGAACGAGCGGATCCCCTCGTTGTAGGCATCAGGGTTGTGGGCAATCCACTTGGCCGGTTGCTTCTTTATAGCGGACTCGCTGGAGAATGCGCCGCACGACGGGCAGGCCCACCCGATGTTGGTTATCTTGAAATACTGCCGACCCTTCCGCTTAACCACCTCATGCTCGAATTTAATATCGTTAAATTCGAGGTGGTGGAACGCCCCGCACTCAGGGCATTGGTGACTCCACCTCTCCTGAGTGCCAGTGTAAAAAGCATCCTCAATCTTGCTATGGCCCTTAATGGTAGGAGATGAAACCAGCATGGAAAGCCAGTTATAAAAAGTAATTTGCCGGGCTTCGACCAACTCCATGGGGTCGCCTTCGCCGTCTGCATCGTCGGCCCACCGATCGATCTCGTCGCCGATTGCGTATCGGCTTGGGGTGGAGGACAGGGCAGCGGCTCCGCTGGAGCCGGTCATGGTAAGCATACCGCCCGGAAAAGACTTCTGCAGGATAGTGTTCCCGCTATCCTTTGACCGTATGTCCGTGACCTTGGCCTTGATTGCCTTGGAGTCCCGGATCATGGGGCCGACGCGAAGCCTGGAAAACTTTCGGGCATCCACAATGGATGGATGAATATACAGGACGGATCCCGGGTCTTGGTCGATAATGCGGCCGATGGTGTTGAGCTCCAGCTCGGACTTACCGCACTGGGAGCCGGCGACCATAACAATTTTGCGAACTTTCGGATCCGTGACGGCGTCCATCGGCTCCTTGAGGTAAGGCGTCCGGGACGTTCTCCACGGGCCCGGCTCTGCCGAAGTTTCCGGCGAGAGGTGTCGGTTATCCTCGGCCCAATCCGAAACGGTCTGATCCTTCGGAGGTTGGAAGATGCGGAGCGAGGGGGCAATCGCCGCGGTGAGGCGTTCCGCGTCCTGCCTTTCCTGCGCTTTAGTCCTCCGGGCCATTGTCCTCTAGCTCACGCCAGCCGGCCCGATCCCTCACCCGCCGCCTGTACTCATTGGGATCATATTTGTAGTGGGCGAGCTCCCCTAGAATGGCGAACGCCTCACGCTTCACCCGTTCGGAGACCTCGGCCGGATTCTTGATTTCCGCAAGGTCAACGGCAAGTCGGCCCGGCAGGGCCATAAGCATGGAGCGGATCACATTGGCGAGGTCGGCCGTCATGGCCTCCACGTCCTCACTCCGGTGCATAGAGCCCTCAAGTTCTGCAAGGTAGAGTTCCTGCATCCGGGCCTTGGTTTTCTTGAGCCGTATCTCAGCTTCGAGGCGTTCCTGCTCCAGTCCCTTGCTGCGCTCGGTGTCCCGGTTGTTGACCTTATCGGACAAATACCTGATATATTGCCGGACGACTTCCAACACGTTGTACTCGTAGACGCCCTTTACCTTGCGGGCAGTGATAATCTTCTGCTGTGCGAGCTGCTGCACCCGCCGAGCCGTCACGTCAAATAGCTTGGCGATGGTGTCGCTGTCTACATAATTCCCGCTATTAGCTGCCGGCATGGCGTCCCCCTCCTTTCCGGACAAGCAAACGAAACGAAACGGGTCAAAATTAAATTTTATAAAGTTTGCGCTTTTTGGGCTCGCCAGCTCCGCAGGAGAAAACAGTAAGTTGGAAGTACCTACCCGCCCTCGCTTGGCGGCGTTGGGCTAGTAACGACTCTGGAATTAATCCCCGCTCTGTCGGTTCTGCGCCCGCTGGATGTGGTGCTCCAGCCGCTTCTCCAGCCCGGCGGTGATGTTCTCCTGTATAACCGGGGCCACGCGCTCGCTCGTTATCATTTGCGGGATGCTGGTGGTCTTTACCGACTTGATCGGCGTCCGGCCGGAGCCCTCCCGCTGAAATGGGATCTCCGTAACCTCGCCGCTGCCTTTGTTGCTACCTAGGAATACCTTGGAGCCGATGGCCTTGGCTTGGCCCTTGAATACCTGCTGCGTAACGGTATACTTGCGGGCCTTCTTTATAACCTTTCCTGTGTCGTCCCGGGTGGGCCTTGGCCGGTTTTTGGGCTTCATGCCGAAGTGTGTCGGAGTGAGAGGCCTGCCCTCAAAGACAATGGTAGCACTGTCAATATCACTGCCATCCCCCACCGCAATTTTGCCGATGGGCTTGGCTCCAGTCTTGGCTCCGACGACTTCCTTTTTCTTAATATTGTAAGCGCCGGTCACGGCCGAGGCCACCCACCCTGGGCCGCGGCTCTTGAAGTCGTTAACCGTCCGCTGCACAACATTCTTGCCATCCTCTCTGAGTTCCCGGATCTCTGCCTTTTTCTGTTCAATGGCCTGCACCTGCATTGTGACACTGCCGCGCTCAGGCATTTTTGCCATGCCGATCACCTCTCAGATTAAAATAATAATGCCCCACCTTCACGCGAGGCGGCGCTACCTGCTCTTTTACGCACCCGCCAAATTTACAGAATATATTGCCTGACGGGAGTTTATAGGCCCACTTGCAGTTTTTGCACTTCATAACGCTCACCTCGTTTCCGGCAAAAATCATACCCCACCATAGCCGTTGGAGCCACAACGAGGTATGTATGGGGATGGAGAGGAAAATTGCATTGTGAACTTCCATGTATACAGTATGGCAAAGAAAGCATTGTGGCACCCGCCCTTTCTCCCAATTTACCAGACAACAAACGGCATTGCTGTAGGCAACAAATAAGCGCATAAACCTTATGTTTCAGTAAGATTTTCCGATAAAAAGCGTTGTCATACTCAATTAATTATGACATAATAAAAATAGAAAAGATGAATAACATAGCTACATCGCAGCATACAGCAGTATTTGGGGGAGCCTGACTAACCTCCGGCTTTTCTCCAACGACGTCACCGATTAAAAAACGAGAGGAAGAATCATATGAAATCCTACCGCAAGGAATTGCATTTCAATCTGCCGACCAGACGAGGACTTGTTAATATTACGCCACAAGTAAATCAGGCGCTTCAAGACTCCGGGATCCGTGAAGGACTTGTTTTGGTGAATGCCATGAATATAACAGCTAGTGTCTTTATAAACGACGATGAGGGCGGACTACACCATGATTTTGAGGTCTGGCTGGAAGAGATCGCGCCGGAAAAACCCTACTCCCGTTATCTCCATAATGGATTCGAAGATAATGCCGATGCCCACCTGAAGCGAACCATCATGGGAAGGGAAACAGTCGTAGCCGTCACCGAGGGTCGACTGGATTTTGGCACTTGGGAGCAAATTTTCTATTTTGAATTCGATGGCAAAAGAGACAAGCGCGTCCTTGTGAAAATTATCGGGGACTGATATTTGGAGAATTTGTCTTTGTATAATGACACCCCGCCGCAGCCGTTGGAGCCGCGACGGGGTGCCGATTGGTATGCAAGTGGAAAGCTGCATTGTGCACTTCCATATATACAGTATAGCAAAGAAAAAACGGACATATCGGACAATTTTCTAAACCCGCGCTACAAAACGCTTGCATGCCTTTCTAACGCTGTCCTCTGAGCCGCCAACGCGGTCAGCGACATACTGCCAGTTGAGACCTTCCACGTAACGCAGGGTGACGATCTGCCGAATGTAGCTATCGCCAATCTTGTCTATGTATGATTCGATGATATCCCGCTCTTTTTCGGCCTTCTTCTTCCGGCACTCATATTGCTGTTTAAGTATTTGTTTTCCGCCCGACTCACCATAAATCGAAATCTCATGCAGGGAATAGCCGGGGCCATCGCTGGACATCACCGAATCCCGTAGTGAGGGCTTACTGAAATTTTTTAGTTGGATATCAAGATGCTTTATCTCCCTCACCAGATGTCGGTATTGGTTCAGCCGTTCGATAGTCATGGTGTAGCCCTCCCTGGTTAATGTAGTGACTTGGCGATATGAAGCAGATAGGCAAATAGCTGTATATGTAAGTCGGGGCATCGTGGTGTTATGGCAATGTAATCATATGGCGCTCGCATTCGCTCGCGCCTCCCCGGTGGGGTGGGGTAATGGCGGCTAGGGCAATGTCCGAAAAAATTGAGATGTGCAGCAGAAGGGATAAAACCTATTTTGAAAACCGGACAAAACGCTCATGATGTTGTCGGTGACTTTGAAATGTTGCTTTGTTATGGGAAAAACAGGCATATTTTTTATCAAAAAACATGGCAGCGTCAGAGAGTGTGTTTTTTGATACGTTTTTGAGAGGAAAATTGATACGCCGACGCGGGAAATATATGAAACTTTTCGGACATTGGTCAGAGAGTTTTGGTCGGGATTGTCTCAGCTTTTGAACTGAGGCAATCCCTTAAGTCATCCCGTTTTGTACAAAGAACGGCTTATTGGTTGGGAAAACCGGCGTTTTATTTATCAAAAATTTTTTAGCTTTTTTGAGTGACTTTTTTGATAAACCCACGCAAAAAAAAATGATAAATAAATGACGTTTTCATGTCCGGGTTTGTGCAGTCGACTTCACAAAATTTAATGAGACGCCAAGCTAACGATCTCTCTTAACATAGCCTGTCTAACCTCAGACCGGCTTTTGTTGTCTCCGGCCAGATAATTCCGGTTGTGATACTCCAGCAACTCCATTGCAAGAATCTGCTCCGCCAATGCACATATCGCGTGCTTGTTATCAGGCGGCCACGCTACGGTGGTAGCTTCCGGCGGAACGGGGGTAGGCGCTGTGGGCTTTTTATGGGGCCTGATAGGCCTTGGATTGTTGTCATACTCGGTCACGATCTCCGATGGACAGCCAAGCGCCTTGGCGATCTGTTCCAGCGATTTGCCTTCGGCTTTCATCTGGTTGAATTGCTTTTTCCTGTGAGGCATCCATTTCCACTGTGCCATAATTTTCTCCCTTCCTGTAAGGCGGATCGGCGCATTATATTTGCCCTCCGCGGTCATCAATTTTCTTTCGATTAAGATGTTTCGTATAACGTCATAGGAAATTCCTTGTACCGTCGCAATGATGTTGATAATATTCTTGTCATTGTGAGCACGCCGGTACAGCATGCAGATATCGTCAACATCGATCATGGCATATCACCTGGCCTCCTCTTCTCGATGGCAACAATCCGCATACCCATGCGGGCACTTTTTTGCGGCAAACTTCTGCATTATAGTGATGTCATCGTGAACTTGCTTCCAGGCCTTTTCAGCTTCTGTAGTCAGCCTGCGAAGCTCCTCACTCACATCCATGGCCAAGTGTTCAAAGCAAGTCCGTCCAGTGGACATACGCCCGTCGTTGCTGAAAGGGTAGAGATAACAGCCCTCGCATGGATATCCTTCCTGCGGCGTATCCACTGCGCAGGCACTTAACGCCGTAATCATATCTGCAACCGTTGGATGTACTATTTTACCGCTGTTTTTAGCATCCTGAACGATTTTGGCACACCGGCTGCACAGATCCTCCTCTACCCAATAGCAGCCGCCCGGACAGGCATGATTCCAAGTACAGCCACACACCCGGCATTTCTGCTCGTCAAACAGTGTATTTTCCGCAATTGCGCAGATCGCAAGAATATCATCGATCCACTGCTGTTCATCACCAACACAGCGGGTACAATTTTTGTGCCAGTAGAAAGCGCACACATCATCACCGTAGAACATTTCCTCGTCCGGTGCACAAAGAATAATCCGCTTGTCCGCTCCGATGCCGATGCCAATCTCGACGTGGGTACCGCGCCCACCAGGTAAAAGCGCAACCACGACATCGGCGTCAAGCACCCCCTGTGCTTCAAGCATCGACACCTCCTCGACGCGCCCAAGCCCTTCTTTTCGTACCGGGCCGTGCACCGTCCAGTCGTAGGTGTAAATATGCCCGGCGGCTTTCAGTGCGTTAGCAACCCGGCATACCTGGGCGGCGTTCTCAAGTTTGCTCGCTATGTAGAATTTCATCTTGAAACCTCCGTATAAAACTACTTTCTGCAATTCAATTACATAACCCGCTATCCTGTAAAATCATCCATAAGGATATCCACATTGTGCTTGCGTCCCACTATCTGCTTTGTTTCCGGTGCTGCTTCCTGTTCCTGACCGGCCTCGATGCACTTATCGCATTTGTTATATACATAACCGCCGAGGCCGGAATTTCGTATCCTTTTTCCGTAACAATCTAATGCATGGGTGAGATGCTCCCCAAAAATACTGCAAAAGCTTTTGCTCCATTCTTGACCTATGCAATGATTTCCAGATGGGCAAGTGCGTTCCGTCCCCACATAGATTCTTGGTGTTATATATCCGTCAGACATGATAAAACCCCTTTCTAACTTCATCGAGAAAGAATACTATCCGTCCTTTGAATGGCACCCGGTAGGATTGCAGTTCATTTTCCGTCATGTATTTGTGACCGAATGCTTGTTTCATCTGCGCCCATGTCGTCCAAGGTACCAAGGCGAAGGTGTTCATTTTAATAGATACCAGTACGAAGCACGCCGCGCCCAGCCTGTAGTGCCGGTCAAGAGCCGCCGTTTGTTCCGGCGTCACCCGTTCCTGCTTGATCCGGTCTTCCTCGGTATGCTTTGCCTCAATGGCAATTGCCTTGCCTCCTTGCAGGGTGCCCTTATAATCCGGCTGGGCCTTTTTCTCGAAGTGCCCGCTAAACTGATAATCTGTGAGACGCCGGGTTACCCTGAAGGGCTCCGGGGTTTTCTCTATCTCTGCAACACCGCATTCCCGATAGTATAAGCAGGAGGCGTCTATGATCTGTTCAAAGATATCACCCTGGGCGCGGTTCTGCGCGCCGCGGAGCTGGTTGCGGGGATTGGGTTGGTTATGTGGCATTGGTTTCCTCCTTCTCATTGCTCATTCCATACAATTCTTCGAGTTCTGGATCGTCTCAACCATCTAGCCATCGCTTATATCGCTCAAGCAATGCTGCTTCACACTGCTCGCAAGCATATCCATAACAAAGCCGTTTTTCATCGGTTGATGGAATAGAACATATAATACAAAACATTTATAAAATATAGCTCTCATCTCAATGTTTCGTGCGATGTTTGAATAAAAATGGCATAATTATCAAAGAATTATTAATATTGAAAACCGATGATTTAAGATCACCTTCGAAATGCCTATCAAATAGGAGAAAATATGTCTAAAACAGATAAGGAATTAACAGTTGAAATCGTGAATACAGTTATTAGTTCCTGGTTAGTATCTGGTACACGCGAACCCATACCAGACGGAAATTTACAAGCCTTCATAGAGAATGTTTACGAGACGCTTTCATCCCTGGGCAAAGAATCAAAGGAGTAATAACGGGGATTGGGTTATCCATTTTCATGGCTGCCCTCCAATCCGTCATTTGTACTGTTATTTTCGTAGGCAATCTTACAGAGCCGCGCAAGCTCCTCCATGTTCTCCACAAAGTCCTCGGTGACGATTTTGTAAGGCAGTATTACCGCCATCAGCATGAAGCCGTTTTTCACAACAACATAAAGCTTTCCGTCTGTGGAAATCCGCTCGTATAATTCAAGATAATCATCCGCGTCGGCCAGCGGCAAAAGATACTTTGTGTCGATGAAGATTAATCCACGCTGCGTTTTAAGAGGACGAAGGATCCGGCCCGCTACTGAAATATCAAATTTCGGAGGATCCAGCATATTTTCATTCGGAACACTGTCCGCTACTGAGATAGAAGGCGGCATGCCCTGCCTGCGATAACTCATTTTCTTCTGCTTTTTCTCGGGAATATCAAAGATTGCGTATATGTAGTCGTCATTAAGTTCCGGGAGGTCATATGCCGGATACATGGCCGCCCCGTCTCCAATCCATTGCCCTCCGTCTTCCTGGTCATAAAGCATGATCGTTCCCGATTTCTTGCAGATAGCCGCCAGCTTATTGATTTTCATGATATGCCTCCCAATTCCATAGTTGTTGATGTCCTTTTGCCGGGATGGGTTCCGGTAGCATTGTCGTATTGGCGAACTTCCAGGCGTAGCGGCCCGGCGTCCAATCGCCGAAAATCCATTCGTCATCATGTGGAAAATAACGTTTTCCGTTGATAATGATATATGATTCAAGCAGGGCTGATTCCATAATTTTATGGCACCCCACAAGCTCCGCCGTGGCAATAACTGCCCCATAACACAAATTGTCAACATCTACAAACTTACTTACGAGGTCAACAAACTTACGTTTTATGGTGTAGTCAGGCGCATAACTCCAATTGTGCAGCGGAAACACTTTCTTCATCACTCTTTGGAATAGCGTAGCCGCCGCATGAATCGCTATCGGCCCGCGATATGATGTAGCCCACGAACGAGTTTCATATTTCTTTGCACCGCAGGCCAGCAGGGAGGCCCATGGCTGCCAGAGTGTAATTGCTTTCATAATCCAATCCTCCAATATCTCAACATGGTATCTGAAACAGCCACAAGGCCCGCCCCTTCCATAGATAATAATAACTACAGTGCCGCCGCG